GATCCTAAAATATTTTTAAAGCGGTTACAAGATCATATAATAGATTTGAAAAAAGGAGACAAGTATGGAGAGACCATTATATCAGAAGGTGAGGAATATGGTATAACTGATCCAGAGTATAATGAGCTATATAAATTACATCGTACTAAAGAGTCTAAAAGTGAAATTCTTTCAGAGGAAAAAAAGGATTTAGAAAATATTTGGTCTATATATTCTAAGGAGAGAGCTAAGAGATCCCCAAAACATGAAAAAGAAAGAGAGAAATATGTAAGGTATTTATCTGATCATCTTAGTAAACCTTTTGAGATGATAGATTTGAAAGAATTAAGACGTCAGATAATATTAGAATCTCAATTAAATCAGATGGGTATATATCGAATTTTCGAAAAAAATAAGTATTCTGAATTATATGAAATTATAAGATCTTCTTTAGAAAAGGGTTATTCAGTGTTTTTAAATACGGCATCGTCCCAGGAGGATGTTAGTGTTGATCAAGCTTTATTATCGACGGGTAATCTTCCTATAGTATATAATGATCCTGATATATTTCTTGGAAATGGTTTAGGTAAAGGAGGGAGTAATTTAGTGGGTAAAGTTTTAATGCAATTAAGACACAATTTGAAATTGAAGATGCAAGAAGAGAGGGAAAGTAGAGAGTTAAATAAGCGTGATGATCATATTTATGCGGTATATTTAGCTTATTTTATTTTGAAGAGAGAGTTGGAGAATAATCATGATACCTTGGAATCCTATTTTGGATTGACCCCTGAACAAATTGTAAAAAATCAATCTATTGGGGTTGGTGTTCCTGATAAAAGAGATATAATAAAGATGTATAATGGAGGTAATTTAAATTCTATAATAATGGAAGAAATATATAAGCCAGGGTCTTTAGTGATGAATATTCGTAGAAAAGGTCTGGAAGAGCTTAAAAATAGGTTGGAAAAAAAGAAGCAGGATATTATTTTTCGTTCATATTTAAAATATATGATTGAAAAGAATTATAAGGAAATGTTAACTGCCCGGGCTGAAAGAATATATAATTCTCAGTCTGATTTATCTAGTAAGAAATCTATGGAAGAAATAGAGGATAATTTATTATCTAATACTGTAGATAATCAAATGACTACATTTTCTCCTAATAAACTTCGGGTGTTAAAAGATCGTGTAATTGATTTATTTCATATGGGTATGTTATCTGCTAGATTATCCGACCGTATTGATAATAAAGTTAAGGAATTGAAAATCCCTAGCACTGAAGATATAGAACAAGCTAAATTAGCTAAGATCTCTCCACCTTTAAATAAAGAAGATAATAAATCTTCTCAATCAGATGATAATAGTTCAGTATCATCGGAAGAAAGTAAAAGTAACGATAATATGTTGGGATCTTTATTAAAAGATATGTTACGAGAGAATAAAAAGGTATCTGAAAATATTCGTCCCGTGTCTAACGATTTTCCGGAAGATACTGAGACAGATTCAACTTTTCAGTATAAACCTCCTCAAGGAGAAAAACTTATTATTTCTAATATGGAGGGATCAGCTTTGGAAAAGTTTTCTCCTGATTTTTATGGTACTAAGATGATTGCTATTGATGGTAGATATTATCCTACCATTAAACATTATGTTCTAGCTAATTTGATAGCAAGTACGGGGATAATGAGGAAGATGAATTCTCAGGGAAAAGTTTCTTTACGTCCAGGTATGGGTATAGATGATGGATATCGTTATTTATTAGTTAATTCCAATATAACAAATCCAAAAGAGAGAAAGGAATTTTTAGATCTTTCTTTAAGCTCGCAAATGTATGAAAAAATACGTGATGATACAAATCAAAAATTATTAGGAATTTTAACAGTTACAGGTTTAAATAAAAAATTTGAAGATCGATCGTTACAAAATCTTTTACTTCTTACGGGAGATGTTACTATTGAATGGCTGGACCCTTTTAGTTTATATTTAGGAACTGGAAGAGGTAATCAATCAGGTTTTAATTATGTGGGAAAGACTTTGATGAGTTTGAGAGAGACAATTAGAAATAATCGTGAGGGTGAAGAAATAATTCATATTGATAAAGATGAAGTGTTAGGTTTTATAGAGAGAAGTAGTTTTATACAGGATTGGATTGTTATGAGATTGAAAGATCTGTGTAATATGGTATATAAATTTCAAATATATCTTAATGTTAGATATGACTTAGATTATTCCATTGAAGAAGAGGAAAGTTTAGAAAGATTAATAAAATTTATTTTAAATAATATTTATTCCCATTGTAATTTCCTTAAAAATAACGATAATAGCGAAGTACCATTGCCTGCATTTGTTTCTCGTACTATTAAGAAATGTAAAGGATTAAAAATTAACAAGACCCCTGCCTATAGATATAGTGCAACAGGTGAAAAAATGTTAAATAAAGAATTTCAACAAGAGATGGTTGAGATGGAAAAGAAAAAGAATCTTCTATATTCTTCTTTAATGAATCGATCTTCTTCTACTGGTAAAACTAAAGAAGAGATAGTAGAATTTAAGAATAACCAAAGAAAAGAATTTCAACAATTTAAAAAGGATACATTTAAAAAGGATGATCCTGAAAACAATCTTCTTGAGATGCAAATATTTGAAGCCATGCAAGAAGAACAATTAAATGAATTTTTAGGTAAAAAAAATAAAGAAGAAGTAGTGCATATTACTCAAGAAGATTTAGAAAAAGTTAAACGAGAACAAGATAAAATATATACAGACTTTAAAAATAAAATTAAAAAATCTGAAACAGAAGATAAATATTATCAGCAAAGTTTAACTAATATTAGTCAATTATATTGGAAATATATAGTAAGATTGCTAAATGAACTTATCAAGATTTCTTCCGATTCTAAGGATAATTCTGAAAATAGTATAAATAAAATTATCTTAATGTATGAAAAAGAATCTTCGAAATTAATAAAATGTTCTTCTATTATTGAAGATGAAAAACAAAATTGTACAGTATCTGCCTTAATTAATCTATTATCGATAATTAAAATATTTAAATTACACTTTAGTTGCCCAAATAATTTAGATACTGAGGATGTAAAATTTGCTGTGTCAATAATAATAGAAATACCTTATAAGACCAAATTAGATGATATAGAAGAAATGTCTGATAGTGATAAAGATTTAGAAGAGAATATAGTCGAAGAAGATTCTGATTCAGATGGAGAGGTATTTGATGTAAAAGAGGATTTGTTTCCTCCTGAGGAAACAAAAGATGATATCCACGCTTCTAATACTTATAATCCGATTAGCTATGGATTTAATGGTAAATATAAAAAGGAAGATATAGCTAATATAGAGAAATTATTAGCATCATTTAATGATAATGTTCATTCTTCAGTTAATCACCAATTAGCTCAATATATTATGGATTCGGTAAAAATAATAGAAGATTATAAAATGGATCCACAGGTTAAAAGTAACAGAATTAATTTTTTTGCTACTATTCAGAATTGATTATATTCTTCTATTTCCATATCTGAATTATAATTCACTAAATTGTGGTGAGTAATAATAGAGTTCCTATAATATTCTTGTGCAAAATTTTCTGCTATGTTAACATATATTCCGTACAATCGATGATCTATGTTATTCATATAAGATGGCCGCACCCAATTAATACCACTACGATGAGAAGAAATTATTAATTGAGTAATATCTGATATTACAATAGTAGCTTCAGACTTCAAGCGCTTTAAAAAAGATTTAATAGTTTTGTTCTTTATTTGATCAATTCTTGTTTGTTTTATATCATCAGAAATCTCGTCTAAAAGCACTGGAGGAATATTTTTAATCTCCTGTAGTAATTTCTTTTTAGCAAGTGATTTTAAGGTCATTTTTTATTGTTTTTAATTTTAAAGTTAATAAATCAATTTAAAATTAAACTTTGATCCATCTCTTATTACGATTAAAATGGCAATTTTGCATCTTCTACTAAAAATTTCATAAAATTATCTTCGTTACTAGTGTTACTTAATCCTGCAGTTGATCTTGCATCCAAGTATTTTTTGTAATAATCTTTAGAAAAGGATGGATGGTCCTTTTCAATTTCCTTAATATTTTTTCTGGTTTTAATTATAATATCTTTCATTTCTTCTAATTTTTTAACTGTTTCTAAATAAGTCCAACTTATTTGCGCTTTTTTAACACGTAAAGTAATATAATCTTCCATTGGATCATCTCCAGGCTCCCTCTTTACATCTTCTTGCAATTTTTTCTCTCGATCTTTAATTTCGAGCATTTTATCCCTGTCTTCCTTCTTTTTCTTTTTAATACTTGCACTAACAGATTTAGCCATTTCTTTATTCATATCTATTTCAGAAGTTTCTTCGGAGTATTTGGAAGAAGTAGTTAAGGGAAATGGTCTTCCCACGTAAGCTGTATATATTTGATGATAGGAATCAACGTTTCTAATTAAATATTCACATTTTTCTTGGCATTCTTTCAAAGTTCCATAATTTCCTCTTACTTTAGCAAATCCGTAAACACCCTTTTCATTAGGTTTAGCTCCTTTCGCCGGAACATAAGAAATGAGAGCAAATTTTTGAGATGGATCAACAGGATCAGCATAGCGTCTTTCCACCCGTAAAAATTTATGGACGAAAGTATCATTATTTAATTCTTTCATTGCTGATACAACCTCCTTTTCTTCTAATTCTCGATGCCCTTGAGTAGGTTTATATGTTCGAGCTGGATCTCTATCAGAAGGACAAGTAAGGCTATTTTCTACAGATTGTTCTTTGTGAACATGTTTTTTTTGTTCCATTTTAATTATTTTTAATACAATAGCAACACTTTAAATCATTCTATTCAAGAGAACTACTAGGAGATCGGTAAAGAAATATTACGAATAAAAGTATAATAACAATAATAATTACAGAAGTTATGAGATAACCTATAAAAAAGCTCCAAGGATTATCTTTACGATAGTTATCATCAAAGTCATCATCATCATCATCGTCGTCATCATCATCGTCGTCATCATCATCGTCGTCATCGTTTGAAGTATCATAATATTCCTTTTTAACATCTTTTTTCTTAGGAGGTTTAATTAAAGTAATAGCATCAGAATCCATTTGACATCTTTCTAGACAACTGTTTGGATATCTTGAGTTTCTACACATATCTTGGCATTGTTCTAACGAACTTTTAACGTCTCCAGAATCTTTAAAAAGCTGAGGAAAATAAGATGGAACTTGGTTCCAGATTGGTGGAGGTGAAGGTCTACGTAAAGAACAACTATTTTTCCCCATTTCCTTTTTCTTTTCATTTATTAATTCAGCACACTTTTGATTGCATTTTTCTTTAACATGTTCGCCAAATACTCTACCGTATGAATTGGCTATATTATAACAGTCATTATTGATAGTATTAATATCACATCCTCTTTGCGATAATTTTTTAATAACTGCTTTACATGGATTTATTTCAATATGCATTCTTTTATCCTAAAAAAGAAAATAACATAATTTAAACAATTCGATCATTATTTTTAAATGAACAAAGACAAGAACTTAGTCACTAATTTATATATTAAGGAATTAGATCTAGCAACTCTTCAACCTAATACAAAAACTTACATGAAAAAAGACCAAGGTGGTTCTAAACATGTAGTAATAGGTAAGCCAGGCTGTTTCGCTAAAGGCACTGAAGTACTTATGTACGATGGCAGTATTAAGAAAGTAGAAGACATTGAAATTAATGATAAAATTATGGGTGATGACTCAACAGTACGAACAGTATTAGATCTATGTCATGGCTATGAAACAATGTACAATGTAACACCTAATAAAGGTGATACTTATAAAGTTAATGAGAATCATATTTTGTCCTTAAAATGCACAGGATATAATTCTCATAAAAAAGGAGAATTATTAGATATAAGTGTAAAAGACTTTTTAACAAAATCTAAGACCTTTCAAAACAGATACAAATGGTATAGAGCACCAGTAGAATTCGAGCATAAAAAATTAGATATTGATCCTTATATGATAGGGTATTGGTTAGGTGATGGTACATCATCTACTTCAGATATCACTACTGCAGATATTGAAGTAGTAGATTATTTTCAGCAAAATTTGCCAAAGATCAATTTACATTTTAACAAGAATAAATCAAAATATCGATATAGAATCAAACAAGATAAGTTTAGTAAGAAAAATCATTCCTTTCTTAACTGTCTAAGGAAATATAATATGATTAATAATAAGCATATCCCACTTGTTTATAAGACTGGATCAACTGAACAACGTCTCGAATTGTTAGCTGGACTAATTGATTCCGATGGTAGCTATGATAAAAATTGTCATGGATATGACTTTATTCAGAAAAATGAAAAACTTTTTGACGATGTCCTATATTTAGCACGTTCCCTAGGTTTTTCAGCTTATAAGAAACGTTGTATTAAACATTGTACTAATTCTCCAGGCCATAGTGGTAAATACTATAGATGTTTCATATCAGGTAATATATCTTCTATTCCTTGCAAAATTAAAAGAAAGTTATGTATTACACCTAAAAAGATACAAAAAGACGTTAGCGTTACTGGATTTAAATTAACAAAATTAGATGAAGGAAATTATTACGGTTTCGAACTAGATGGGAATAATAGATTTATAGGTCATGATTTCACGGTGCTACACAACACTGGTAAAAGCACACTAATATCATCACTTTTATATGCTAAAAAACACATATACCCTTGTGGAATCGTCTTCAGTGGTACAGAAGATAGTAACGGATTCTATTCGAAAATGTTTCCTAATACCTTTATTTTTAACAAATACGACGAAGAACAATTAAGAAGTTTTATAAGACGACAAAAAATAGCTAAAAAACACTTATCAAATCCTTGGGCTGTATGCTTATTAGATGATTGTACTGATACCCCCGCATTGTTTAACAAACCTCTCCAACAAGGTATATATAAAAATTCAAGACATTGGAAGATGTGGTACATATTATCTCTTCAGTACTGTATGGATGTTAAACCTGTTATAAGAACCAATGTAGATGGAACATTCATACTAAGGGAGCCCAACCTAAAAAACAGAAAATCATTATACGAAAACTATGCTGGTATAATTCCTGACTTTTCTAGCTTTTGTGATATCATGGATCAAATTACAGATGATTATACAGCTTTGTATATACACAATGCTACAAAGAGTAACAAGCTAGAAGATTGTCTCTTTTGGTATAAGGCTACTCCTCCTCCTACATTTAAATTTGGTGCTCCTTATTATTGGCATTTCCACGATGTAAGATACAATCAGGACTATGTAGAGCCTTTTTTACCTCCTTAGTTTGAAATTGAAATCTTATAATAACATTAGTTCTAAAATAAAATATGAGAGAAAGAGAATTCAGAATTAGTAATAAAGGTTTAAAACAAGTTAGAACTATAGGGACTAAGAGATGGTATTTAAGATGTATTGAACCAGAATGTAAGAAAGCAT